CTTAACACCCCCACCCCACTATAAAAAATTTCAAGGATCGTTGTCCAACGTTTGACATGGCACATAAAAAAGAGCCCCGAACCTTTCGATCCGGGGCGCAAGGAGGCGAACCTCAAGGAGAAGCAATGAACAAATACAAAGAAGACTTGCACCATTGCCGAAAAGAAGTGTACACTAACCGCAACGAGGCAACAAGTGCAACGCCAGCACCAACCTACGCAAAATGCTTGAACATCTTATTCACGGCGAATTTCAACCAGAAGTGGTCGACATGACTGCAGCTGCGGCATCGGTCATACCTTTTGAAGAAGCTGACCCCGCCGACATCATTGACGCCCAAGTCAAGACGGCAGAGTGGTTGAAAGACTTAGAGCTTGATGACGAAGAAGCAGAGTCCAAGGCAGACGCGCAAGCCGCGCGCCAATCGTTTGCCGCACTGGTCACAGGACAACCCCCACAGAATACACAGCAAGCGCTTGCTAACATAAAGGCGCCAGCGGCAGTCCAGCATCTGGTGGGAATGCTCACAGCCTACGACTGGGCGTTTGTGGAGCAGGCCAAGGAGCTACGTGGTTTTGCCGTGGCTAAGATTCTTGAAGAAGTCAAACACCCCGACGCCCGTATCAGGCTCAAAGCTTTGGATATGTTGGGCAAAGTCACGGAAGTCGCGCTGTTTACGGAGCGTGTCGAGGTCAAGAAGACCGAGATGTCAGACGTAGAGCTGGAAAACCGCATCAAGGACAAGCTCAATAGGTTCATGGGTGTCATTGACGTTGTGGATGTGACGGAAGAAAAGTCTGATGAAGCCTGAAAACTTCACAACGCTCAGCAAGCTGGAGCTTGAAGCCATGGCCAAGGCCCTGCCGCACATGACGCTGGCAGAAAAAATAGAGTTGTTTGAGGATTTGGAGCTTAGAGAACAACGCGCCAGCTTGCAGGCGGCTAAAACAAACATGCTGGGGTTCGCTCAAAGCGTCTATCCGGGCTTTAAGATCGGGCCGCACCACAGGAAGCTGGCCAAAATCTTCACAGATGTGGTTGAGGGCAAGAAAAAGCGTGTGATTATCAACATCGCGCCACGTATGGGTAAGTCTGAATTTTCATCTTATCTGTTCCCTGCGTATTTTTTAGGCAAGTATCCCAACAAGAAGATCATCATGGGCACCCACACCGCTGGTTTGTCCGAAGACTTCGGTCGGCGCGTGCGTAACTTGATCGATTCGGAGGAGTACCGTGAAGTCTTCCCCCAAACTCTGGTGGCCGACGACCAAAAAGCGGCTGGTAAATGGTCTACAAGTGCTGGCGGCCAGTACTATGCGGCTGGTGTCGGTGGTGCTTTGGCTGGCCGTGGCGCTGATCTATTTGTTATTGACGATCCACATTCTGAACAAGATGTAAAGTCCAACTCACGCCTAGCTTTTGACACCGCATGGTCATGGTTCCAGACTGGCCCACTGCAGCGCTTGATGCCGGGCGGTGCGATCATTGTGATTATGACCAGATGGTCGCTGTTAGACCTGACTGGGCGCCTGATTGACTACCAAGCACGTAACCCAGAGGCGATTCCTTGGGAAATCGTAGAGCTTCCGGCCATTCTCAATGAGAACACGGACGACGAGAAGTCTTTGTGGCCAGAACAATGGCCACTGCCTGCACTGAAAGCGACAAAAGCGTCGATTGACCCACGGTATTGGAACGCGCAGTACATGCAGCAGCCCACTTCCGAGACTTCAGCCATCGTTGGGCGCAAAATGTGGCGGATCTGGGAAGGCGATGAGCCCCCACGCTGTGACTATGTCATCCAGTCGTGGGATACGGCGTTTGAGGTCAAGAATAACTCCGACTATTCGGCATGCACGACATGGGGCATCTTCTACAACGAGGAAGAGAACGATACGCCGCAGGTTATCCTGCTCGATGCGTTTAAAGACCGCATGGCTTTCCCAGAACTCAAGCAAGTTGCCATGAAACACTGGAAAGAGTGGGAGCCAGATGCGTTCATCGTGGAGAAGAAAGCCGCTGGCGCTCCTCTGATCCAAGAGCTTCGTGCCATGGGTATACCGGTGCAGGAGTTCAGCCCGTCTCGGGGCAACGACAAGATGGTGCGTCTAAATGCAGTTGCGGATTTGTTCAGTTCAGGTAAAGTCTGGGCACCTGACACCCGCTGGGCGCGTGAAGTGATCGAAGAGATGGCCGCGTTCCCAGTTGGGGAGCACGATGACTTTGTGGACACGACCACACAAGCGCTTTTGCGGTTCCGTCAGGGGGGTTTCATCGCTCTTGACTCGGATGAGAAAGACGATTTGATTTACAGCATACCGCGCAAGGCGGCTTACTACTAGGAACAAACATGGCAACGAACATTGACAAGGCGCTGTATCAGTCGCCCACAGGTATTGATGAATTGGCGCAGGACGAGTCTCCCCTCGAGATTGAGATCGTTGACCCTGAGTCCGTAAAGATCGGCATCGATGGCATGGAGATTGAGATCGAGCCAGAGGAGCCATCCGCCGAAGACTTCGACGCTAACTTGGCTGAGTACGTAGACGATAGCGCCTTGGAGACGTTGGCCAGTGACTTGGCTGGTGACATCGAGCAGGACAAGAACTCCCGCAAGGACTGGGAGAAAGCATATACAGAAGGTCTGAAGCTTTTGGGTCTGCAGATGGAGGAGCGCACCGAGCCTTGGAACGGAGCCTCTGGTGTGTTCCACCCGATGATTACAGAAGCCGTTGTGCGCTTCCAGTCAGAGACAATCACTGAGACATTCCCTGCGCAGGGGCCTGTGCGTACTAAGATACTGGGTAAAGAGACACCGCAGAAACAAGAAGCCGCCACTCGTGTGGAAGCGGACATGAACTACCAGCTGACTGAGAAGATGGTTGAGTTCCGCCCTGAGCATGAGCGCATGTTGTGGTCACTGCCAGCCACAGGTTCAGCCTTTAAGAAGGTGTACTACGACCCAGCGCTTGGCCGTCAGGTGTCTATATTTATCCCTGCCGAGGACATGATCCTGCCATACGGCACATCGGACATTCAAACTTGCTACCGCGTGACGCACGTGATGCGCAAGACCAAGAACGAGATTTTGAAGCTTCAGCAAGCAGGCTTTTACCGCGACGTAGAGCTTGGCGAGCCAGACAAGATTGTTGGTGATATTCAGAAAGCCAAGGACAAAGAGACGGGCTTCAGTGATCTGAACGACGACCGCTTCACTTTGCTTGAGTGCCACGTTGACTTGGACATCAAGGGCCACGAAGATATGGACGACGATGGCGAGCCCACTGGGATTGCGCTTCCGTACGTGGTGACAATCATTCGCGGCACAAACGATGTGTTGTCCGTGCGCCGTAACTGGAATGAAGATGACCCACTCAAACTCAAGCGCCAGCACTTCGTGCACTACCAATACATCCCGGGTTTTGGAGCTTATGGCTTCGGGCTTTTCCATCTTATCGGAGGCTTTGCTAAATCCGCTACAAGCATCATGCGCCAACTCATCGATGCTGGCACGTTGTCCAACTTGCCCGGTGGCCTTAAATCCAGAGGACTGCGCATCAAGGGAGACGACACCCCGATCGCTCCCGGAGAGTTCCGTGATGTAGACATTGGCTCTGGCACGATCCGTGACAGCATCCTGCCCCTGCCATATAAAGAGCCATCGGCAGTTCTTGCCGCCCTGCTTGATAAGATCGTAGACGAAGGCCGCCGCTTCGCAGCTTCTGCAGATATGAAAGTGTCTGACATGTCTGCGCAGGCTCCTGTCGGCACAACGCTAGCCATTCTTGAGCGCCAGCTTAAAGTGATGACGGCTGTTCAGGCCCGAGTGCACTACGCCTTGAAGCAAGAGTTGCAGCTCCTGCGTGACATCATCCGTGACTACACAGATGACACATACACATACGAGCCAGAAGGCAACGACGGCCCACGCGCTAAGCAGTCTGACTACGAGCACGTAGACGTTATCCCTGTGTCCGACCCGAACGCGGCCACCATGTCTCAGCGAGTGGTGCAGTACCAAGCTGTGATCCAGATGGCGCAGATGGCTCCGGACATTTACGACTTGCCCCAGTTGCACAGACGTATGCTTGAGGTCTTGGGTATCAAGAACGCAGACAAGCTCATCCCGCTTGAAGACGACATGCGCCCAGTTGACCCTGTGACTGAGAACCAGAACATTCTGAAGCTCTCACCCGTCAAGGCGTTCTTGCACCAAGACCACCAGTCCCACATCACTGTCCACACAGCGATGATCCAAGACCCGACGATTGCCCAGTTGATTGGACAGAACCCCAAAGCACCGCAGATGCAGGCCGAGCTCATGGCGCATATTGCTGAGCACGTAGGGTTCATGATGCGTCAGAAGATTGAGCAGCAGCTTGGCATGTCCTTGCCGCCCGAAGACGAGAAGCTCCCGCCCCAGTTGGAGGTGGCCTTGTCTGGCATGATGGCTCAAGCGGCTCAGCAGGTGGTACAGCAGAACCAAGCTCAAGCGGCTCAGCAGCAAGCCCAGCAACAAGCACAAGACCCCGTGCTCCAAATGCAGCAGCAAGAGTTGCAAATCAAACAACAAGAGTTGCAGATCAAACAGCAAAAGGCTCAGGCTGAAATGCAGTTGGCTCAAGCCGAACTTGCGCTTAAACAGCAAGAGATGCAAAACAAACAACAGCAGACGCAGATCACTGCTGCTACCAAAGCCGACGAGCTCAGGCTCAAGGAAGAAGAGATGCAAGGTAAGTACCAGCTGGAAGGTTTCAGAGCTGGACAACAATCCCGCCAAGCCGACCAACGCTTGCAAGCAGAACAAGAACGCGAAGGCGTTCGGTTAGGGGTTGACATTGCTAAGAGCCGTCAACAGACGGCAAACCCAACTCAACCAAAAGGTAGACCTTCCAAATGATCCAAGAATTCGCATCCGTATTGCGCGACAAAATACGCACTGACATGAACAACTACGCAGATGACTTGGCTGCGGGATCGTGTCGCTCATTTGATGATTACCAAAAACTCTGCGGGATTATTTCGGGTCTAGCCCTTGCAGAGCGTTATCTCCTTGACCTGCTACAGAAAGTTGAACAATCCGATGAGTGAAATCATTTTGCCACCGGGCATTGTCTTGCCAAAAAGTATTCAGCCCGTTGAACAGCCTGAAGAGGACGATACGGATGAGACTAAAGCCGGAGCGCTACCAACCCCCACAGGTTGGAAGATTCTCTGCATCGTTCCTGAAGTCGAAGCAAAGATTGCAGGAACATCACTGGATCTCGTGAGAGATACCGCCACTATGCGTCAAGAAGAACACGCCACCACGGTGTTGTTTGTATTGCGTGTAGGCCCCGATGCGTACAAAGACACCACCAAGTTCCCCACAGGAGCATGGTGTAAAGAAGGCGACTTCGTCTTGGTACGTACTTACTCCGGCACAAGATTCAAAATCTTTGGCAAGGAGTTCCGTCTCATCAATGATGACCAAATTGATGCTGTTGTGCAAGACCCACGCGGTTTAACCCGCGCATAAAGGAAAAATATGCCTGAACAATACAAGTTCCCCGACGAAATTGACGACACGCCCGCACCCGTGGGATCGTCTGAAGTAGATGTCGAAATCGAGATTGTTGATGACACGCCTGAGCAGGATCGTGGCCGCAAGCCATTAGATCGGGAAGTCAAAGACCCAACCGATGACGAGATTGAGAATTACTCTGAGGGCGTCAAAAAGCGCATCAAAGAGCTGACTCATGCCCGTCACGACGAGCGCCGTGTCAAAGAAGCGACAATGCGCGAGAAGCAAGAGCTTGAGAGAATGGCTCAGCACCTGTTGGCTGAGAACAACAAGCTTAAGCAGTATGTGAACAATGGTGAGCAGCAGTACGCCGCCACAATTCAAAGCGCAACTGAAGCTGAACTGGCCATGGCCCGTAAAAAGCTTAAAGAAGCCCATGAAGCATTTGACACAGATGCGATCATTGCGGCTCAAGAGGAGTTGTCTGATGCAAAGATGCGAGCAACAGCCGCAAAAAATTTCAAGCCGACCCCTTTACAAATAGATTCTGATGTTGTACAAACTAGTCAACAAGTACCCGAACAAGTCCAACCGGATGACAAAACACTGCGCTGGCAGGCAAGAAACCAGTGGTTCGGAGCTCCCGGGTACGAGGAACTCACCAGCTTTTCACTAGGGCTGCATCAAAAACTAGTGAACTCGGGAATAGACCCCCGCTCTGACGAATATTTCGAGCGAATTGATGCTCGCATGAAAGCCACTTTCCCCGATGTTTTCGGTGGGCAGGGCAAGCCGAAGTCCGGCGATGGCTCCAGAAAGCCTTCCACGGTTGTAGCTTCTGCGACTCGTTCGACAGGAGCGAAGAAAGTCCAACTAAGTCCAACGCAAGTTTCGTTGGCAAAAAAGTTTGGCTTAACCCCGCAGCAATATGCTGCTGAATTGGTAAAAATGGAGAAATCGAATGGCTGAAAACCGTACAAATCGTGACTTGGTGTCACGCGAAAAGACTGCTCGTGCTGTATACGTACCGCCGACAAACTTGCCTGATCCTACGCCCGAGCCCGGGTATGTGTATCGCTGGGTAGCGACTCACGTTATGGGCCAAGCGGAAGTGACCAACGTATCACGCAAAATGCGTGAAGGTTGGGAACCGGTGAAGGCAGAGGATCATCCGGAATTGATGATGATGGGGAACGAAAAGACTGGGAATGTGGAAATCGGAGGTCTCATGCTCTGCAAGATGGCCAAAGAGAAAGCGCAAGCTCGGGATGAGTACTACAACCAACAGGCTCAAAACCAGATGGACTCAGTTGACAATAGCTTCATGCGACAAAATGACTCACGTATGCCGTTGTTTGCCGAACGCAAGTCGTCTACAACGCGTGGTGGGTTTGGTTCTGGTTCTAAATAAATTAGGAGTCCTTAAATGGCATCTACCGCTTCTCCCTACGGCTTCCGTGCCGTAAACGAGTTGGGTGGCCTACCATATGCTGGTAGCACTCGACAATTTCTGATCGACCCTGCTGGTTACAACACGAATATCTTCAATGGTTCGATCGTTGCAATCAACACAAACGGTTATATCAATATCGTCACCACAAACGGCGATAACAGCACACCGTTTCCCGCAGGTACCATTGGCGTGTTCGTTGGTTGTTCTTACACCAACGCTCAAGGTCAAATCATTTACTCTCAGTACTACCCAGCCAACACAGCTTCTGTGCAAGGCTCTGCTATTACTGCGTACGTGATTGATGACGACCGCGCCGTGTTCCAAGTCCAGTCCGCTGGTACAGTGACACAAGCTGCTTTGGGTGCCAACGTGTACTTGAACGCAGTGCAATCAACATCCACAGGTAGCACTACCACTGGTAACAGCAACACCGCAGTTGTGGCCGGCTCTTCTGCCGCTACTACTTCTGGCTTTGCTTTCCGTGTTGTCGGTTTTGCGGACGTGCCCGGATTCTCAGCTGTGGGCGACGCCTTCACTGACATCTTGGTAAAGTTCAATCCCGGTGCCCATTCGTACTCTAACGCCACCGGCATCTAAGGAGAAATAGACCATGGCAATTTCACGCGCACAACTACTTAAAGAGTTGCTCCCCGGTCTGAACGCTTTGTTCGGCATGGAATACGCTCGCTACGGCGAAGAGCACAAAGAAATCTACGAAACAGAGAAATCTGAGCGTAGCTTCGAAGAAGAAACAAAGCTTGCTGGCTTTGGTTCTGCTCCCGTCAAGAATGAAGGTCAAGCCATTGCTTATGACAATGCGCAAGAAGCCTTCACAGCACGTTACAACCACGAGACTATCGCTCTGGGCTTCAGTATCACTGAAGAAGCTGTGGAAGATAACTTGTATGACTCTTTGTCTGCACGTTACACCAAGGCTTTGGCCCGTGCCATGTCTTACACCAAGCAAGTTAAAGCTGCTTCCGTTATCAACAACGGTTTCAGCGGTAGCTACTTGGGTGGTGACGGCGTTTCTTTGTTCGGTGTTAACTCTGCCAGCGCTCGCGTTGGTCACCCACTCGTTAACGGTGGTGTGAACTTCAACAGCCCAACTACTGGTGTTGACTTGAACGAAACCTCTTTGGAAAATGCTGTGATTCAAATCGCTGCATGGACTGATGAGCGCGGTCTGTTGATCGCCGCCAAGCCACGCAAGATGGTTGTTCCTCCTTCACTGATGTTCGTTGCCAAGCGCTTGCTTGACACTGAACTGCGTGTTTCTACTGCTGACAACGACATCAACGCGTTGAAGCAGATGGGCGCAATCCCTGAAGGTTACACCGTTAACCACTTCTTGACCGACAGCAACGGCTGGTATTTGATTACCGACGTGCCAAACGGCATGAAGCACTTTGAGCGTATGCCTTTGGCTAACTCAATGGACGGTGATTTCGATACTGGGAACGTTCGTTACAAGGCTCGTGAGCGTTATAGCTTCGGCTGGTCTGACCCCCTTGGTATGTGGGGTTCTGCTGGAGCTTAATACTCCAGTACTAATAAAAGGGCCCTTCGGGGCCCTTTTTCTTTTTCTAAGCAACTGTGGCATATTACCTGTAACTAAGTCACAGGAGCCAAAATGGATACCACAAAACTACCCACAACCCGCGAAGAAGCCAAGAAAACCGGCAGTAAGTATTACTTCACTGGACAGCCCTGCAAACATGGGCATATAGCCGCACGCAAAACCAAGGGGGCTTGCGTTGAATGCTTGAAAGTTGAATGGGCAAAAGGCAACACTGAGCGCGCTGAGTACTTTCGTGAGTACAACAAACGCGAAGATGTCAAAGACCGCAAGAACGAGTGGTATCAGGAAAACCGCGAAGCTGTCATTGCCACAGCATCTACTCGCCCAGCGCACATATTGCGGGAGTACCGTAATACGTGGAAGGCAAACAACAAAACCCAAGTCCTTGCGGATAATAAAGTCAGACGACGTAAGCACCGCGAAGCCACGCCGCCGTGGTTGACTAGAAAACAAAAATCCGAAATACGTCAGCTTTATCAGATCGCTATCACCATGACGCAAACCACTGGGGAGCAGTATGTCGTTGACCATATTGTGCCGTTGCGTTCACATGAAGTATGTGGCTTGCACGTGCCATGGAACCTGCGCGTCATCACCCAAGAAGAAAATTTAAAGAAGTCCAACAAACTTGTTGCACACGCAGAAACGCCGTGATATAAACACACTAATCCGGATTCTCCGGTGTATCTGACTAGTTCCGGCTAGACGACATGCAGACAGATGCACCATAACTTGCATGTAAGGAAAAAACATGGCACGCACTACATTCCAAGGCCCAGTACGTTCATTGGGCGGTTTCTACCAACAAGGCCCCGCCACTACTGTGGAAGTAACATCAAGTGTTACTTTAAGCCCAGACTCTTACGCTGGTCGTTTTATCTCTGTTGGTGGCTCTTTGGCCGCAAACGTTGTAATCACACTGCCTGCGATTAACGTCACAGCTAACCCCACAACTTCTGGCCCCGGTCAAAACCCCAGCACCGCCAACAACGAAGGCGTGACTTACACAATCTGGGTTCCCACAACCATCTCTACAAGCTCTGTCAAAATTGGCACAAACGGCACTGACAAGTTTGTTGGTTCTTTGTTGTCTGTTGACACAGACACTTCTGGCGCTATGGTCGGTTTCACCGCCGCATCAAGCAATGACTTCATTAACTTGAACGGCACTACAACAGGTGGCGTTGCAGGTACATGGATTCAGATCGTTGCAATCGCAGCCAACAAGTATTTGGTGACCGGCGTTGTGCTTGGCTCTGGTACTGTGGCTACACCATTCGCAGATTCCTAATCAACCCATGGGGCTTCGGCCCCGTTTTTAAAGGAGATTGATTATGACGATGCAATATGATGTCAAGGCAACGCACCTGAATGCGTCTGGTTCTGTGTTTGCTCAACCTGCCCGTATCAAAGGTTTTTCGATTTGCGCCACAGCTAGCACTGCTGGAACACTGCTGTTGAAAGACGGCGGCTCTGGCGGCACGACACGCATTGAAATTGACATTCCTTCCAACTCAAACCCCAATTCGTTTTACGTTGCGGTTCCCGGTGAAGGCGTGCGCTGCTACACAAACATTTACGCTTCCCTCACAGGTATTGCGTCAGTGACGGTGTTCTATGGCTAAGTCACCAGCATGGCAACGCAAAGAGGGCAAGTCCGAGAAGGGCGGCTTGAACGCCAAGGGACGGGCCTCGTACAACAAGGCCAACCCCGGGAAGCCCGGACTGAAGCGTCCCCAGCCAGAGGGCGGCAAACGCCGCGACTCTTTCTGCGCCCGCATGGAAGGGATGAAGAAAAAGCTGACCGGAGAGAAGGCCAAGAAAGACCCGAACTCCCGCATAAACAAAAGCCTTCGGGCTTGGAATTGCTGATATGAGTGAGCACGAAATTAGCACTGCTAGAGAGTTGGCCACACACGCGGCAGACATTGCGCACCTTCAAAATGACATGGACAAAATGTTGGAAAACATGAAGTCTATGCAAGCAACGTTAACGGCTATTGACAAAACACTGTCTGAAGCCAAGGGCGGTTGGAAGATGCTGATGTTGTTAGCGGGTGCAAGCGGCACTATTGGGGCAGCGTTAGTTCAGGTTGTGCACTGGTATTCGGGAGGCAAGTAATGCCTAGCACCAGCAAAAAGCAACACAATTTCATGGCGGCTGTGGCGCATAGTCCAAAGTTTGCTAAGAAAGTAGGCGTCCCACAATCCGTGGGTAAAGATTTTAATCAAGCGGACAAGGGCCGCAAATTTTCTAAAGGCGGAGATATCATGGCTACAAAAAACAACGGCATTACCAAAGCAAAAATGGGTTCAGTGCGTACAGCGGCTCCTAGCCGTGACGGTGTTGCTTCTAAAGGCAAGACCAAAGGCGCTATGGTTAAGATGTCCGGTTCTAAGCCTCTGGGCATGAAGACCGGCGGCATGACCAAGAAGATGAACTACGGCGGCAAGTGCTGATTTAAGGAGGCCATATGGCTACTAGCGAATTTGGTAAAGCGTTCCGCGCTGCCCGTGCATCGGGCGACAAGACTTTTACCTTTAATGGTAAAAAGTACACAACTGATTTGGCTCCTGAAGAGCAAAAGTCTGTTGGTGGCAAGCCTAAGATGGGTGCATCTGTCCCGCGTGATTCTGACACCCGCAAGGGCGAGATCATGACTTCTAAGAACTATGTTGGACGCGATAACTACGAGCGTAGTGGCCAGAAGTCTTTTGACACAGAGACAGAGTTTGTGCCGCCCGACATGAGCAAGTACAAACCACGCCGTGATCCAGAAGCGTTGACAGAAACAAACAAGCCCGGCACCAGCACTCGTTACGAGAACACTGATACGTCTGACATGGCGTATAAGCGTGGCGGTTCTGTCAAAGCATCCAAGATGGGTTCTGTGCGTACGTCAAAGCCTTCTATGGGCTCCGCTTCTATGCGTGCTGATGGTATTGCTACCAAAGGCAAAACACGCGGCAGGATGGTGTAATCATGATGGCTTGCCGCGGTATGGGGGACGTCAATCCTTCTAAGATGCCAAACGGCAAGCGCAAAGCTCGCCGTGACGATACGGACTTCACCCAATACAAAGAGGGTGGAAAAGTTAACGCCGCAGGCAATTACACGAAGCCCGGTCTTCGCAAGAAGATTGTGTCTCAAGTAAAAGCCGCGGCTACTCACGGCACTGGCGCAGGCCAGTGGTCAGCTCGTAAAAGCCAATTAGTTGCTAAAAAATATAAAGCTGCTGGCGGCGGGTATCGTGACTGAAGCCATAAAAACTTGTACAGATTGCGGCGAGTCCAAACCGCTGTCGGCTTTTCGTAGTCGGGGCGGCTCAATGACGCATTTGTACAAAAGTCACTGCAACACTTGCTTGTATAAAAGGCATAAAGACTGGGCCGAAAAAAACCAAGATAGGGTCGCGGATTATCGGGAAAGAGATCCGTGGACATTGGCCAAAAGATGCAGTCGTCGCGGAATAACTCCAGAGGAGCTTGTGGAGCGGTATGAACGCCAAGAATGCTGTTGCGCAATTTGCAAAACCGAAGTTGCCTTGATTGATAGTGCAATAGACCATAACCACGATACAGGCGAATTTCGTGGAGTGTTGTGTAAACAATGCAACCGCGCTTTGGGTATGTTTAAAGACAGTCCCGTTGTATTACGCAACGCGCTAGAATACCTAGAAGCATTTGGGAGCTATGGAAATGGCACTTAAACCTTCACAGAAATCCTTAAAGGATTGGGGCAACCAGAAATGGAGAACCAAGAGTGGTAAACCGTCTAGTAAAACTGGTGAGCGATATCTTCCAGAAGCTGCGATCAAATCTCTCAGCCCTGCGGAGTACGCTGCGACTACAAGAGCAAAAAGAGCCGGCAAAAAAGCCGGAAAGCAATTCGTAGCGCAACCTAAAACGATTGCAAAGAAAACGGCAGGATTTAGATGACCATCTCAGGAACCGCATCATTTAACCTCGATCTTGCAGAGATCGTTGAAGAGGCGTTTGAGCGTTGCGGCAGTGAGATGCGCACGGGCTACGACCTGCGTACTGCTCGTCGTTCTTTGAACTTGATGTTTGCTGACTGGGCAAACCGTGGTGTCAACATGTGGACGTTTGAGCAGGGGACGATTACCCTGACTCCGGGTTTGGCCACATACGCTTTGCCAACAGACACAGTTGATTTGCTGGAACATGTGATCCGTACAGGCGCTGGTACAGCGTCTACGCAAGCTGATTTGACGATCACACGTATTAGTGTTTCTACCTATGCCACGATTCCAAACAAGCTTCAGCAAGCTCGCCCCATTCAGTTGTGGTTTCAGCGCTTAGATGGTCAGCGTTCTGCCATCGGTACAACCCTGTCGTCTACCATCACATCAACAGACACGACCATCACAGTAGCTTCGACTGCTGGTTTGGCAACCACAGGTTTTGTTCTGATTGGTGCTGAGACAATCAATTACGGCTCTGTCAGCGGCAACCAACTACTGTACTGCACACGCGGTCAGGCAGGAACAACGGCAGCAGCCCACACCGCAGGTGCATCTGTGTACGCACAGAACCTGCCCTCTGTCACTGTGTGGCCAACCCCAGACAACAGCCAGACATATCAGCTCGTGTACTGGCGCATGCGCCGTATTGATGATGCGGGCGGTGGTGTGAACACAATGGATGTGCCGTTCAGATTCTTGAATTGCATGGTGGCAGGTTTGGCGTACTACTTGGCACTGAAGATTCCCGATGGCGCACAGCGCCTTGATGTTTTGAAAGCTCAGTACGATGAGGCTTGGCAGTTGGCGTCTGATGAAGACCGCGAGAAAGCGGCTGTCCGCTTTGTGCCTCGCCAGATG